CTCTAACATCGATGCATCGTCCTGCTTCAAGGATCATTTTTCTGATGTTGTCAGTAGGTATGTAAAGTCCGTTTAGCTCGTCACTCCAATATAGACTCTGTAAAAAACTTAAGTCACGAATGGATTTCAGGTCAGCTTCAGTCTTTTTCCTTTTTGCTTTTAGAGGAGACAGTTGTAGGGTCCATCTATTTTGGGGGTCTGCACCTTCAGAATTATGCATGATAAAGGGAGCACTCCCTTTAATTTTTACATGGTATGTTTTAAGATTGCTCATATAACCTCATTTTTGTTTAATAAAACCCAGGAGCCTCGCGACTCCCAGTACGCACTTGGCGTTTTGGTTTGCTTTGCTATGCTTTGCTCAGCTTCGCTAGGCTGTGCTTCGCTCTGGTCCGCTTTGCTACGCTTCGCTATGCACACTCGTTCAAGTTATCTTAATAACCTTAACGAGATAGCAACGAATATAGCACGCTCAGGGATTTACGAAAACAGAAAGGAATGATCACTGCATGAAGAAAAAAATAAGCCTCCCTGATTTAGATCCACGCGACTATCAAATACCGTTCTTCGAAGCTATGGATAGCGGGCTAAAGCGTGCCGTCCTGGTGTGGCACCGTAGAGCTGGTAAAGAGATAGTTTGTTGGAACTACATGATACGGGAGGCTTGTTGTGGCAGGAACGGAACTTTTTGCTATTTTTTTCCAACATCTCGTCTTGGTAAACGTATTTTATGGGATGGAGCGAATAAAGACGGGCGTAGGTTCATCGACTATATCCCCAAAGAGATGATTAAGTCTGAAAATTCCGTAGAGATGAAGATTGAGCTAATTAACGGCTCCGTTATTCAAATTATGGGAACGGATTCAATTATCAACGTCGGCATCAACCCGATCGGCTGTGTTTTCTCTGAATTCTCCCTACAGGACCCGAAAAGCTGGTCGTTCGTTCGTCCTATCCTCCGTGAAAACGAGGGATGGGCCGTTTTCAATTTTACGCCCAGAGGTAAAAACCATGCTTTTGAGATCTATCAAATGGCTAGGGATAACGACGACTGGTTTTGTTCTAGACTTGGCATTAACGAAACGGGAGTGCTAACCGACGAGGATATGTCGGTAGAACGCAACGAGGGAATGAGTGAAAACCTTATTCAACAGGAATACTATTGTAATTTTGATCAAGGAATAGAAGGCTCATTTTATGCAAAATATCTTAACCAGGCAGAAAAAGACCAAAGAGTTTGTAATGTTCCTTATGATCCTTATTCCCCAGTTGATACTTATTGGGATCTCGGGGTATCAGATTCAACAGCTATCATATTCGCACAAAACATTGGTCAAGAAATTCACATCATTGACATCTACTCCAATGAGGGAGAAGGTCTTGATCATTATGCCCGAGTCGTCGAACAAAAAGCTAAAGACGGTCTATGGAAATACGGCGTCCATTGCGCTCCTCACGACATCAAAGTAAGAGAATTGGGTCATGGAGCTAAGACGCGTTTGCAAATGGCTAGTGACTTAGGATTAAATTTTGAAATAGTACCAAAACTTTCTATTCAAGAAGGTATTGAGATGACAAGAGCAATGTGGCATAAACTATGGATTGATAAAAAAAAGTGTGGATTTTTTCTTAAGTGTGCAGAAAATTATCACAGAGTGTATAATGAAAGATTAAATGTATATTCAGATAAGCCATGTCACGACTGGAGTTCTAATATAATGGACGCCTTTAGATACATGGGAGTAATGCAGAATAAAATTAAACGCTCTAAAATGACAGAAGAGCAAGCGAATGAACTTGAGCGTTTATACGCAAACAGGTATTAAAATAGTAGGTAGAGATAACACCACCGTACACCACACGAATCTCACCAAAAAACACATGGGACACATCACCCAATTTGATGACAAAATAGCAATGTAAAGCGGCTTGACAAGTGGCCGCAGAGTCGGACTGATCATCCTTATCGTACTATGATGCGAACTCTGCTTCCTTTTCCTCATAGGGGAAAGTACAAGGAAACGGAATGCGATGATTCGATTAATTTCGACACTTACAAGAAGCAGCACGACCGGATGTTACAGTATACCTGTCTTTTTGGATCTCTCGTCCACAATGAATGCACTCAAAAACTCCGTGTCGGCTATATGGAATAAACTGTGTCATTCTCCATGTTCCAAATATATCACCAACATCTCCAAGTCTTCCGGCCCTAGACGCATTTTCGGCTCGCGAAATCCATCGACAGTTATCAGGACCGTAGTTTCCCTCGGGGTCGATTCGATCAATGGTCAATCCTGGTTCCCATCCGTTATTGGAGGCCCAGTTCAAAAAAAACTCGAAAGAGCCAGACCATTCGTCACAAACCTTTACGCCCTTAGCCCCGTACCATCGATATGCTTTGTTGTTAGAGTTGTTACATCGGTGCATCATACCGTTTCTAACATTGTAAAGAGGGTGCTTAGACAGAAGGTGTTTTCCAGAAAAACAACCGTCTTTTCCTCTTTCTTCAGTAAGTTCCATGTTCATGCATCCACAGCTAGAACTTTTATCGTAATTAAGGCTGGTGGCGAAAACTTCTTTTTCGACTCCACAGGTGCAACGACAAAGCCACTTACGATATTTAGCGTCACAGGGGACTTCCTTAAGAACCGTCCAATACCCGACGACTTTTCCAGCAAGATTTATGGATCGTTTGCATCCGCAGCTCTTTGTTTTTCCCGAAACAAGACGAGACCCCAACTTTTCACAAATGGAACCGCACTCACATTTGCAAAGCCACATTCTTTTTCCTTCTTTATTTCGTCCTGCTGCTGCCAATACAACAAGTTTTCCAAATATATCACCAAGCAAGTTATGTGCATGTCTACCCATTATCTGTCTCCTTGGGTTAAATTAAAAGCCTATTATGACACGGGACCAAATATAAAGCAAGGGGTTTGTTATGGGGTATAATACAGACCAGAGTGTCATAAGCGAGTTTGATTCCTACTATCAAGAAGCATATTTTGCGTGGGATCCGTATTTCCCAGAAGCCGATAGAGACCTCCGTTTTTATTTGGGCGACCAGTGGGATGAAAATGAAAAAAAGGCTCTCTTTGCTGAGGGTCGTAATGCTTTTGTTTTTAACCGTATTCGCCCAGTAATCAATATGATAACGGGGTATCAGAGACAACACCGTCTTTCTTCGATGGTAGCTCCGATTGAATCCTCTGATCAGAAGACAGCAGATCAACTATCACAGTGTCTGATGCACGTCATGAATTATGGTGATGGCTATCAGACGGTAAGTGACTGCTTCGCAGGAGCTGTAAAGACAGGATGGAACCTTGCATCTGTATGGCTTGATTATCGAGATGATCCCGTTAACGGTGATATTCGTTTTTCCAGAGAGCCTTGGAATGGATTCATTCTTGATCCTTACCTTACACGTCTTGACCTTTCAGATTGTTCTTACATGCTAAGAAGAAAATATCTTGGCGTTGACATGGTTAAGTCACTTCTTCCAGGTCAAGAAGATGAAGTTGATTCTCTGCATAAAATGGGTTGGGAGCGTGATGATAAGTTTACGTGGCTTCCTTATCAGCGTCAACCAAGTGGCCAGGACTTGATGGCATATAATGAATTCTACATGCAGAAATGGAAGAATCAAAAGATTCTTGTAGACATGGAGACAGGTGATTTTCGAGATTGGGAAGGTGATAATGAATTATTTCAACAACTAAAACTGATAAATCCTAATTTAGAGCTTTCTAGCAGATCCAAACGATACATTGAGATGCACATCATCGTAAATGATCAGCTTATGCGTACTGAAGAGAATCCATACGGTCTAGACGAGTATCCATTTGTGCCCTACACGGCAATATGGGAACCGGAAAGCGATCAGTGGGGTCTTAAGGTTCAGTCTTTAATTAGATGTATGCGCGATCCGCAAAGAGAAGCAAATCGGCGTCGATCTCAAATGATTGACCTGTTAGATTCTCAAATAAATTCTGGATGGATAGCTACAGAAGGTTCTGTTGTAAATCCACGAAGTCTATTTCAGGCATCTCAAGGAAAAGTTATCTGGAGAAATCAAGGTGCAGAACCAGGCTCTCTTGAAAAGATACAACCAGCCCAAATCCCTCCTTCGATGTTCCAGTTGCAACAACAGTTTGACGCAGACATCAAAGAGATCGCAGGTGTCAACGATGCAGCGTTCGGTCAGATGGAATCTGGGAATGAAAGTGGTGTGCTCACAATGCTCAGGCAAGGCGCAGCAATTACAAACCTACAGGATGTCTTCGATAATCTCCGAGTAAGTCAGAAGCAGATGTCTAAGTTGGCTCTCAAGCTCATCCAAGGATGGACTCCAGAGAAAGTACAAAGAATCATCAATGATCAGCCCACTCAAGAGTTCTACAACAAAGATTTCACAAAGTATGACTGTGTTATTCAAGAAGGTCTTCTTACTGATACTCAACGTCAAGTCTTCTTCCGTCAAATGCTCGATCTTAAACAGATGGGTGAGCCGATGCCTCCAGGATTCCTTGCAAAGATTGCTCCGATTCAAGGCAAGTCCGAATACAACGAAGACATG